CCGTATCCGGAACTTGGTTCCACGTCAGATACTGGGCATCCGCACCTTCACCTGTAAGTTTGACCATTCTATCCTTAACCTTACCCATGAAACCCTCTACATCTCCAATTAGCTTCAGCAGTGGGAAGAAATGGTAGTCTATACAATCAGCATAATTAGATAACAGTTTTTCCAGCCGGACACGGAATGTCTTTATCTTCTTGCAATAAGATTCAGGACGATAAGCATAGAGAACCGGTAGTTTTGGGAATCCATGAGCAAAAGGCGTTCTTTCTTCATACCCTTTAGACAAATCCCATTGATAAACCATTTTGTCCGTGATAGTCATAAAGCAGGTGACCTCCGAATCATCCATGAGCTTCTTCTTGTACTCACGTGAGAAAGCAATCATTTTACCTTCGTCGTTAAAAAATGGGTATAGATTATCACCTCTGAATGGAGACCATAACACGCTTTTCAGTTTCTTGGTGGGCTTGACCTTCCCCCCGAAGGTAGTCTTTATTTTCTTCCAGAACTTTGCCCAAAACGAATCATCATCGGTAACATACCAATATTCTGCCGCTTCCTGTTCGGATAACCAAGCACGGACAATCTTCTTGTTCTGATACTTGATTTTATTGGACTTGAATACGGCCTTTACAGCATCAAGCAGCTTCTTTTCGTCATCATCAGTCGGAGTGCAATCTATGGAAGGCTCAGTACCAACAGTGAAAGCAGTTTGAATGTTCACTATATCTTGTTCCAATGGAATGGAAATACGGTTCACCGGTTCAGTCTTATACTTTGCTTCGATTTCATAAGTCTTACCAGTTTTTTCATCGAAGTGTTTCTCTGCTTCTTTTTCAAGAACCTTTCTGTCCGGATACTTCTTTTTGTCAACCATGATTTCATGTCGTTCCGGATTCCAATCATCCCAAAGTTTGCAACGGTCGGGAAGTTCAGTCTTCCTACCTTTCTTCAGGTAGTTTATCTTCTGCCCGATGTCAGGCAATGCTAATATTTCTTCTAAATTCAATGGCATAGTTTATATTTTTAATGTGTGAATATTCCTGTTAAATCTTTCGGTTTCTGAATCTTACCAAGAAGCTCACCCAATATATAGTAACGTACAGCATCTATTCCGTGATTGTCATGGTCTTCCGGTTCGTTGATATAGTTCCCGTCCTTATCCTTTGCCCAAACATACTTTCTGAACTCGCTTTGCAAGTTGTACGAGCGTTTGGTTATATAAATCTCCATATCTTTCATTTTGTCAATTCCGGCATTGATAGAGCCTGCACCTTTCTCTACGGCATATATCTTGATTCCTCCGTTGTGTATCTCTTGAATCAAACGTGGGTCTGCGCTGTCAGCAATGACTTTCAATCCCCACGGGCGAAGAGTCTTGATGATGTCAGAAGAAAGCAATCCAGTACGGTAATCCACTTCATCCAAGTAAAGGGCGTTATCAACGATACCACAACGAATGGAAGCAGACGGGTCATGCGTATAACCGAAGTCTTGCCCGAAAGCAATTTTCTTTGCCCAAGCCGGGAACTCGTCAACAATTCCCCACTTCTTGAACACAGCACCTTCTGCAACGTCAGCCCACCGGCCGATAACCACATGAGCATACTTTTCAGGATTACTCACCTTCATATCTTCCACCTCTTTCAGGAACTCAGGAGAAAGGTTATCCAAGTTATCAAAATACGTAGTATGGATATGGAGCACATTCGGATGAGTGGAAATCTGAACCTGCACACCGTCAATCTCTACCAGCTTGTGAGTTTTCTCAATGTATTTCTTGTAGATGAAGTGATTGGAATCGCATGGGTTCATTATAATGATAATCCGGTTCTGAATACCCTTCTTGCGAATGGAGAGCATTATCTTGTCGAACTCATCTTCGCTTGTCCACTCTTCCGCTTCATCGCAGACGAAAGTCGTAATGCCTTGAATGGATTTCAGTTTTGCTGTCTGGTTCCCGGAAGAAGTCTTGATACCCCGGAACATGATACGGCTCTTAGTCATCTTATTGACTATGTCCGTCTTTGTGGTCTTGAAATATTTCGTGGTACCGTCCAAATCTATCTTCTCCATCATTTCGGGGATGATAGACATACCGGCAGAAACCATCGTGTAACGGGTGTAAAGAATCTGATGAACTATTTTCTCTACGGGAGTCATTTCAAAAGTCAACCGCTCAATAAAGGTAGAAGCATTGAAAGACTTTCCCGAACCACGCCCACCGGTAATAAGAATTATAAATTTTTCCTTATCCTCGTATAATGGATGGTAAATTTCTTGAGGTACTATCATTTCAGCTTGTCTTTAATCCAAGAATCAATGTTGATGCCATGCTCTATGTCTGTTGGAATATCAGCATTTGCAATCTTTTGGTTTTCATCAGCAGGAGATTCACCGATAAGTTCTAATAAATACCTTATAGCGTTCAAATCTGCATCACCCACAGCTTTCGCTATGAGTTTTTTTATCATGGCATCCTTTACAATGTATTTCCGACCTTTATCATCTGTAGTTTCAGCATTCAACGCAGCAATGGCAAACTCTCTTGCGGTTTTCACAAGTTCCTTTTTCTGTCTTCTCGATTCAGCCGAAAGTCTTGCGAGTTCCTGCGCTCTCTCTGTGCTAATGCGTTTGCCTTTCTGCGTTAAATTCTGTTCGTTCGCCATTATTCTACCCCAAATTCTATTCTATCCATAAATTCTTTTCCATCAATGTATCGTTCTTCAAATCCATAACCGAACATCTTCATGAAATTAGCCCTTTCTGTTGGGCTATTAAAAGACAGCACGACATAGCTTAACATTCCGTTATCCTTTTCAAAGCTATTTTGGTTGCTAATTCTGTCTTTTATCTTTTGCACTTCATTGTGACGTACAATTTGATTTTCTTTTGAATCCTCATAAAAATTATTGGAACGGTTAATGTCTTTATTCTCTTTACCTTCTTTAGTAGCTTCATCTATGGCTGATAATGAATCGTCCAATATATCTTCCTTTCTCCAAATATCATCGTTAATAGAAAAGTCCAAATCACCAATTCCAAGCATATTCAAATCGAAGTCATTCAGTCCGGCAAGGCTATAATCAATTCCATCAAGCATATCTTTTAACATATCTGAATCAAAATCGCCTTGTACGCTTCTGTTATTCATAAAGATATTCTGCTCTTTTTCAGTTTTTTCGTCCATGTGAACTACTTCAACACGAATCAAATAATCATTAGTTCTCGTGTCAGGATTGTATTTATTTACTTCATCTATCACTGAAATACGTTGATGACCAGAAACAAGGTTGCCAGTAACCTCATTCCATACGATACCACCAAGCAACCCTACACGCTTTAGGTTTGCTTTCAGGTTCTTTCTTGCTTCTTGTGTTATTTTGCGAGGATTGTAGTTAGCGAAGTTTATATCACTCCGCTGTATTTCTCTACTTTCCGGTTGAGTTATTTTGTTCTCTTTCATAATCGAATATTAATTTTTCGGAATATGGGAACTCTTTCAAAATGCGTTTATAATCATTGGGATATTTACTACGCATTAATAGCATCGTATTTAAATCAATAGTAAATCCTTGACTTATAGCGTTTGCATCATAGATAAAAGGTTGTATCAATCCACTTTGCCTAATATATTGAAGCACTTCTTTGTTTGTCCACAATGCAAGAGGATAAACCATGCCTTTATCTGTTACATAGCCGGTTTTAGCAAACTTCTTTAAACGCATCCGTTTCATATAGCCATCTACGCCTTTCATTCCGCTGAATCCGTACATGACGCCTGTCTCTTCTCTTACAAATTGTTCTATTTCACCAATCTTTCTCGGCTTTATAGAACTATCTGGTTCACGAAAAAAGCCCCAGAAATCGTAATAGTCACGCTGAAAATGTCTAATTTTGCGTACTTCTACATTTTTGTAATGATTTTCTGCCCATTTGATATAAGGCTGCACATGGTCTAAATTTGGTATGAGGTACATATAATAGCATATAACCTTATCAAATACACCTGCAAGCATATCCAATAAAGCTATACCGTCTTTACCACCGGCTGAATAAAACAACACAGCAGTGTCCGTTTTATCACGAACACTGCGTATTATCTGCATTGTAAGGGCATACTTGTTCATAGGCTAACCATTTGAACCATTTGCTCCACGAACCCCAAAGGCAACACGTAAGTCATACCGTCTTTGGTCTCTATTTCCTAACTGCGTTGTACCAGCTTCACCGCCACGTCTGGCAACCAATCTACCACCAGCCCCTGCACCGTTCATATTACGGCGCGGTCCCATTGTTCTGTTAATTCTTCTCCTTGTACTACCGACTCAGCTAATAAATTTTAAAATTAAACAATCAAACATTATCTGTACTAAGTATCTTACCCAAATGATACCATACTTGGCAAACAAGATATTCTTTGCCGTTTTCTTCAAATACTTGGTCGTTACCATCTTCATCTGTAAAAATGATAAATTCAGCACTCTTAACCTCCACCGTAAGACGTGGCGCATCTTTTCGTCTGCCATTTATAAGAACCAAAGCGTCATACTTTATTGGTACTACATCCACATCCTTATCATCATTTGGTATATCTTCTTGCCGTTTGTATCTTTTGCCATCGTGTTCAAAATATACATATCTTGTAACATTTGAGGGGTAAACATATCTATGTTCTATGTCTTGTTCACCTTTTAAGATAGATTGAAAACTATCTTTTTTAATCTGTAATGTTAATACATTCATAATCGTGTCATTTTTTTAATTAATACTCAATAGTTGCGGGGGGCTGAATCGAACAACCGACCTTCACCAAGTCAAAGTGAAAAGCTACCACTGCTACACCCCGCGATAGTACCCCAAAGGTACTACCACAACCAAAGATAACGAAATATCTTCAATCGTTATACACGACAATCGGCTTATTGTCGTGAACTAAGCCATTTATCCCGTCTTTCTCTACACGCCTCTAAGGTAGGCGCACAACAAGCAAAGAGTTCACCACTTTCAGTACGGTAATCGTACTGGTACATTCTCACTCTTTTACCTCTCAACCTGGTGTTGTAGGTAGTGTAATTCTCTTTGCCGGGCTGGCATACGCTGCAACCGTTTACATTTATTGAGTTCATAATTCAAGTAATTGTTTCGTTTTATCCACGTCTACAAAACTCGTCCACCCTGCTTTATGCAGCTTTATAGCTGCCTCTCTGATTGTGATTTTGCCACTCTTGACACTTTCTTTCAAAGATTCTAATATATTCTTCATTCTTAATTCATTTTTACGTTCAATCTTTCTTCACTCGTATAAGCCACTACAAGCCCTGTTTCATCATGCTGTATGGTGATGTACTTTTCACCCCTCTCTATAGTAGAGAAGTCATAAGGGGTTACCATCTTACCCAATACCTTGCCCAGTTGCTTCATCAGTGGGGCTTCAGGGCTGATAACTAAAACTAAATCTGCTTTCATAATCGTGTATATTGTGGTAGCCATAAGGCTACCGGATTAGAACTCAACCAATATCAATCTTTCTAAAGAACCTGATGCTTTCACCCACATATGATTATGTCCGAAACCATAATCGAAAAACAGTTTAAAATAAGGGTATCTTACTATTAAAGAGTTCATACAGCCTCTTAACTCGTCTTCTGACATACAAGAAGTTATTTCATTGATTATTTGAACGAAAAGGTGTAAAACTTCTGGTTCATTATTCAATAACGGTTTTTCTATAACTGCTTTTAAAAATATATTTTCTTTCATATTCTTCTATATTGCGCAGGGCTTTCGCCCTGCCGATTTATGTTAATGCGTTTTATCCTCATGTAATAACTCGCAGTAAACTGGTGTTGTGGCATCT